CAAGAGAAGGGGTGGGAAGGGGAAGCAGCCATAGGACAGATGTTACAATCTGTCCTATTGGCAGGAAAGAGAAGTCAGGTTCAGTCCAGAGCGCGGAACACGTTGGGCTCGATGGCCATTGCTGCTTCCGATTGGATGAATCCATCCTATCATCCTGAGCCAGGATGTACACATCAAGAGTGTAACAACCGCAGTGCACCAGTTACAAAAGGGCTGTCCCCTGGATTTACCGAAATGGGTAAATCATACATGGAGCTCCTCCTTCCGCTGTGGGATTGTCTTCTCTTCTAGCTTGATGGTGAAGCCGAGTACTTCCTTGACTTGTGCCTCAAGTCCGGCTTTTTGGATTCGAGTGTGCGTGAAGAAGCCGTCATGAATGAACCACGCATCTACCTCAAGTTTGCGGCTGATGAGCTCCATGATGGCGTCTTCAACTCGCTCATACGCGTGGTACAGCGCCTTTGAGACGCCCTTGACAGGCATGTTCGGAAAAAGTACAGTCCTCATCACTCGGTAGTCCTTGAGCAGGCCTTGGTACAGCTCGTGCTGCATCAGCTTGTAAGTCGTCATCTCGCCCAGCATCCGGCAGATTGGATTCTTCGGGCTAGTGGTTGCGTAGCCGCCATTGGTGATGGACTGCAGGACGTCCTTGATGACTTCGACTGGCTCGTTCAGGTGGTGGGCTAGTGTCTGCCTAAAGAAAGTGCGGTTGTCCACGTAAGCTCGCCAGGTAGGCACCCGGTGCTTGGAACTGTGCTTGGCCAGCACTGGATTGAGCATCCGCTCATACAGCTGCAGCACAATGGTCGGCTGTGAGGCTTCCATGTCGTACCTGAACATCTGGCCGTACTGGGCGATGAACAGAGCTTCCATCTTCTCAGTGTTCATCCAGCTCCACCATGGGTAGTACCGATGGCCAGTCTTCTTGTGCTCATGGCGCTTAGAAGGGCTGAACGTACGATTTACCCTTTTTGCCACCTCGAGGATAGGGGCTGGAGGCGTGCTGAGGTGATTCCGAAGCCTTGTGCAAAACTCTTGATTGGGTCGGTAGGAGTACCCACTGTCTCCAGGGGTGTACGAGCCAAAGCGCTCAAGGCCCAACCGAAGGAAGGCGCCAACGGGTTTGGTCTGGTTGCCAAGGAGCTTCGTCAGCTCGACTTGGGTGATGCTTCGTGGCCCGTAAAGTTCGAGCTCATCGACTAGGTCAAGCAAAGCCTTGCACTTCACTTGCACTCTTGGTAGTGCCAGATTTGGCACTCGTGCTTGATTGAACATGTCATTCCTTGTGATGGGGCGGGGGAGCCCATGAATCTGCTTAGAGAAGCCTCCGTGGCCACAAGCACCTTACGGTATTCTGACAGTCCCCCGACTTACCAAGGAGGACTTCTCTAAGCAGACTAGTCATTGTACCACGATTGGTTCTTGTTCTTCGGTGACATTTGGATTGAAGGGTGGGTACCCGTCATAGCGGTGCCTGGCTCACTGTGTGAGGAAAACTGGTCTCAGGGCCCCTCAGAGGATTGCTCCTCCTGGACATGCTCAACATGCCTTACCCACCGTCTATTTATCCTTGTGTCATCACCGCGCACTGAAGCTCGGTGTTCAGCTGGTCCTCGAGCATGTGACTCTCGGCCTGACAAGCGAGAGGTGAGGTGGTCAGCGAAGGAGAATCCTTGGCTGTCAGGCACGCGCTGAGCGCACCTCACGTATTCATTGTAGCACAACCGCCGCGCTACGTCCCTATTTATTGTGGTTGGACGGTCGGACCCATCTTTCGGCCGGTGATACATACCAGATGGACTACAATCAACCGATGGACTGGCACAAGATCCCCAAGCGAGAACAGCAGCGCCTCTGGCAGGAGAGGTCACCGCTGTGCCCACCTGACTTCTACCCGCCCAACCTGACCCGCTGGGAGGACCTCAGCGAGCACGGAAAGTACCAGGCCTACCGTCGCGACCCAAACGACCGGCGCATCCCACCTGGCTACACACCGATCAAGGGCACCGGTCAACGAGGTCGCCCGGCTGCCGTCTTGACTGAGGCCGCAAGGGAGGCCCGTCGCCTGAAGGCCCTGGAGGTGGAGGCCCGCATCAGACGACAGGTCCAGAAGAAGCTGATCCGTGAGAACACCCGCGTCGTCTCCATCAAGCCCCAGCCGCTGCGCGCCTACCTGCACCCAGAGGCGGTCGTCATCCAGCTTGACCACCTGCCGCAGGACCTGTCGGAGAAGGACCTCTGGGAGCTGCTCGTCAGCCAGTGGGACCACGTCGGCATCTCGCCTCTGTCGGTGATCTTCGCCGTTGGCTCCCGCCGTGCCGCTCCCATTAAGAACCCCCACCCACGAACTGATGGTACAAGTGACAAAGTTCAAGTCCGGCCTTGAGCGCGACTTCCACCGCACCTTCAAGCTCCCCTACGAGACCATCAAGCTGTCGTATGTGGTCACTCACACCTACACCCCTGACTTCACCGTCTCACAAACGGCCTTCATCGAGACCAAGGGCCGCTTCACCGGTGCCGACCGAGCTAAGCACCTTCACATCAAGAAGCAGCACCCGAACATCGAGATCCTCCTCGTCTTTCAAGATCCCCATCGAAAGCTGAGCAAGACCTCAAAGACGACCTACGCCCAGTGGTGCGAGAAGCACGGCATCAGGTGGGCACACGTGAAGGGCACCCAGGCCATCAAGCGATGGATAAATAGCCACCAACCTACATAAATACTATCACCTACGGGCATGCCTCATGCTACAGGAGAGAACACATGGAACGACCAAGCTATCCCTTTGACCGCACCGACGAACGTTGGCTGCGCTACGCCTACTACCTCGCCCGTTGGCAGCTCCTTCAGCTCCGGGACATCGCAGGTGCCTGTGGCGTCAAACTCAACACCTTCAAGTCCTTCGACGATGTACTTTCAGTTATCCGTGAAGGCTGGGCCGACGCACGGGGCTCAGTCTCACAGGAGCTGATGGTGATCGCCGCCGCCGACCCCTCCGCCATCGAGGACCCCGCCGAGCGGGCCCACATCCGCTCGTTGAAGATGGACGCCCTGAAGACGCTTCATAAGACCTTTGAGAAGAGGGACGAGCTCTCTGCGATGTCCAACGAGCGCGACAAGGACCGTGAGGCTCTCAAGGAGCTCACCACCGAGGACATCAAGGCCAGGGCGCGCAAGCTCCTCCAGGCATGAAGCCCAATCCCCGCATTGAGGCCCTTGAGGCCAAGCTTGAGCGCGTCATCACCCTGTTGAAGCGCTTGATTTCCCAGCTGCCTGAGCACCAACGGGTAGCTTTACTGAAGGAGCTTGAGAAGTGAACGCAATTGAACTTACGCACGACGTGCAAAGCTGAGAGCACCGGCAACAGCCCCCGAGGTGCTGGAGCTGATTGAGAAGCTAAAGGAGCGCATTCGCGCCACGGAAGCGTCCAAGGGCGCTAAATAGAACCCTGACCGGAGAAACACCATGGACCCAACCACCCTCACGCACTTCCTACAGGCATCGGCGCCTGTTGTTTACAGCATGGTGGCTCAGCTTCTGTGGGTGTGGACGTGGTGCTGCGCGACCCGCTCGCTCGGGTTCAGCGCCAAGGCCACGTTGCTGACCCTGTGCTTCCTGATCCCGCTGGCGGTGGTCACCGTCGCGTGGCAAGCTGCACCTATTTGGGCACTCCTGCGCTAAATGCGCTGCCTTCAAAGGTGTACGTGGACGGTAAGCTGGATACAAATGTTTGAGCTGCAGGAACTTCTTGAGGAACTTGAGTACCGCGTAACCTACGGCGGGTGCTTTGAGCGCATCTTCAACACGCCCACCACCTTCAAGAACTATGCGAAGCACCACGAGTTCTTCAAGGCCGGCGCAACCCATCGTATCCGCCTCTTCACCGCGGGTAACCAGGTCGGTAAATCAACCTCAGCGGCCTATGAGCTCACCTGTCACCTCACCGGCATCTATCCAGACTGGTGGGAAGGGCACCGCTTTGACCGCCCCGTCAGCGTCTGGATCGTGGGTAAGAACTCTGAACTCGTCCGTCAGACCATTCAGCCCACCCTTCTGGGCCAAGTTGGTTCCTTTGGGACAGGCTTCATTCCGAAGGACTGCTTGGACCTGAGCACCCTGACGGACGCCAAGAAGACCAGCACACCTATCTCCTCCTTCCGGGTGATGCATAGGTCCGGCGGCTTCAGCAACGTCGCCTTCAAGTCAGGTGAGCAGGGTCGCGAAGCTTTCCAGGCTGCCACCCTGGACATCGTGTGGTGCGACGAAGAGATCCCCTTCCCGGTCTTCAACGAGTGCCAGGTCCGTCTGCTCGTCAAGAAGGGTCTGATGATGTACACCTTCACTCCACTGAAGGGCATCAGCGACGTCATCAAGACATTCAGTGTGGACGGCGTCTTCAAGGAAGGTTCCATTGGTAATGAGCGCTACATCGTCCGCTGCTCAATGGAGGACGCTGCGCACATCTCACCTGCGGACATCGAGACCCTGAAGGCCAGCACCCCACCGTACCTCCGTGACGCTCGTATCCACGGCTACCCATCCCTAGGTTCCGGTGCGATCTACCCGGTCCCTGAGACTGAGTATGTGGTGGACCCCTTTCCCATTCCCAAGCACTGGAAGCGCCTCTATGGAATGGACGTTGGCAACAAGACCGCGTCCATCTGGATTGCACAGAACCCGGACACCCACGTGTGGTACACCTTCGACGAGTACTACAAGGAGCGCGCGGAACCCAGCATCCACGCGGCCTCCATCGGTGCTCGCGGTAAGTGGATCCCAGGCGCCATTGACCCTGCCTCCCGTGGTCGCTCTCAGATCGACGGCAAGCAGCTGATGCAGATGTACGAGGACCTTGGCTTGAACCTCTCAAAGGCGGATAACGCGGTCGAAGCTGGTCTCTACACCGTCTGGGAACTCCTCTCGACGGATCAACTGAAGGTCTTCCGGACCTGCACAGGCCTCTTGGAAGAGGTCCGAAGCTACCGCCGAGATGAGAAAGGCAACGTGGTGAAGGAGAACGATCACCGGGTCGACGCTTGGAGGTACGCGGTGATGACCCGTGACATCGCTACAGTGGAGAAGCCCGTAAATACCAATCCATTGGCTGGGCAGTTTGTTCAGCCCCTCCGTTTCTAAGGAGCCCAATTCATGGCAACTGCCCTCAAGAAGGACGCGGCAATCATCCAGGAAGCCCTGGAGAACTTCAAGCTCGCCGCGCAAACCTACGCCACCCAGCGCCGTGAGATGCGCAACGACCTGGCCTTCCTGGCTGGGGACCAACGCCCCTCAGGCGTTGAGACCTTCAACAAGGTGAACCTCCTGACGCCTTACCTCCGTCAGATCCTTGCATCGGCCCGAGAGGCCAACCCCACCATCCAGGTCCTACCGACCAGTGAAGGGGACCGACCCATCGCGGAGGTTTATGAGGGTCTCATTCGGTCCATCTGGCAGAAGTGCGACGGTGAAGCAGCGTCAATGACCGCCCTTTGGTACGCCGCTGCAGGCGGAGAGGGCTACCTCCTCTTGGACACGGAGTACGTCTCAGCTGACAGCTTCGAGCAGGAATACGTCATCCGCGCGGCGGACAACCCTGAGGCCATCTTCCTGGACCCCAATCACCGCCTCCTTGATGGCTGCGATGCGGAGTGGGGCTTCATTGTAGAGGACATCAGCCACAGCGAGTTCAAGCGTCGCTTCCCCAAGAGCGCCCTTGCCAAGCGTCTCAGTGGTCCAGCTGCAGGTTGGCAGGCACTCAATCTTCCAGGTGATTGGCTCAACAAGAACACCGTTCGCATCGCTCGCTACTACGTGAAGCACTATGAGGACGTTCGCCTCTTCCAATACCAAGACCCGATCACCCTTCAGACGGTAACCCTTGAGGAAGGCCCAGACAAAGTCATCGGCACCGAGCTGGAACCTGGCACTCATCCAGAGTACGTCCTCCTTAATCGTCGGACCTCACAGCGCTGCACCGTGAAGGCCTACGCGCTGACCGCCTTTGAGGTCCTTGATGAAACCATTTGGCCTGGCAAGTACCTCCCCATCGTCAAGGTAACCGGCGACAGCTACTGGGTCGGTGGTAAGCGCATTCAACACGGCGCGGTCCGCTTTGCCAAGGACCCACAGCGTCTCTTCAACCTCTTCCTGACCCGTAAGGCCGAGCTGGTGGACCTCATTCCGAAGGTTCCTTTCATCGCCGCCAACGGCCAGGTCGTGGACAACCCTGCTGACTGGGCGAACGCGCACCGCATGGCGGTTGGTACGCTGACCTACAAGCCCATCTCTCTCGAGGGCCAACTTGTTCCACCTCCCTCTCGCCCAAGCGGCATCGACGTCGCCTCCTTCCAGGCACTGACCCAGTCCATCGCGGAGTCCGTTGAGCATGTGAAGCTGACCTTCGGCAACGCCGGCAACGCCTTGATGGATGCAGCAGGCAATGAGACAAGTGGCATCGCCCTACAGACCCGTGAGGCATCCGCCGGCAAGAGCGTCTATCATTACTTTGATAATCTCTTGGTGGCCCTACGCTGCGTCGGCCGTCAGCTCGTCGAAGGTATTCCAATCATCTACGACACCGAGCGGGTCATCCGCATCGTGAAGCCTGATGACAGCGACAAGCTCGTCGCCATCAACAGCGCGATGAACAACATGCGCTATGACCTCTCCCGTGGTACCTACGACGTGGTGGTCTCCACAGGACCTGCCTTTGCCTCGAAGCGCCAGCAGTCCCTTGCAGCTTCGACGGAGGTTCTACCACTGCTACCTGAAGCTCAGCGTGCCATCGTGAGTGACCTGATCCTCCGTCTGGTCGACGACGATGCCACCACCCGTATGGCGGACCGCATCAAGGCGACCCAACCTCCTGAGGTCCTTGCCGCAACCGGTGAGGCCGATGAGCAGGACCTCGCGCCTGCCGAACTGGTGCAGCAGCTTCAGGTGCAGCTTGCTCAGCTGCAGGAGCAGACCAAGCTGTTGAACATACAGAAGCAGGAGCTCGAGTTTCGTGTGAAGGTCGCTGAGGACCAGAGCACCCTGAAGCTCACCGAGATGGACCTGGAGCACGAGCGTGAGACCAAGCGCTTGAAGCACGAGGAAGAGCTGGCGGAGGTGGAAGCGCTGCTCAAGCTCGAGGAACTGAAGCTTACCAAGATGCAGCTCGAGCTCAAGGAGAAGGAACTTCAACTGAAGGCGGCACACGGTAAGTACCCGAATGTCGCCGATGTTGATGTTCCTGACACAAACCTCGGGGGAAGTCTCGACTAACCTCCGTTTCCCGATAAATAAACACGCCGCCGGATAATCCGTAGGGCCATTAAGGAGTTACTCATGAACGAAGCACAAGCCGCCACCCAAGAAGAGGTGTTGGGCACCGAAGAAGTTGTTGCAGCTGACAACGAAGCTCCTGAAGCTTCACAGGAGAGTCGACAAGAGGCTGCTGACGCACCGCAGGACACTGGGTCGTCAGGTGAGAAGAAGCCATCAGGCTTCCAACGGCGCATGGCCAAGTTTGAGGCCGCGCTTGAGGAGCTGATGGAGGAGAGGGACTACTGGAAGAAGGAGGCCACCAAGCGGCAGCCTGAACCAGTACAAGCCAAATCTCGTCTGGACTTCAATACGGACGAGGAATGGATTGAGCACCGTCTTCAGACAGAGCGCGAGAAGCTTGTGCGTGAGGCCCAGGAGGCCGCCGCCAAGACCGTCGAAACGAAACAGGTCATTCAAGGCTACCAAGCCAAGGTGAATGAGGTCAAGAAGGACTATTCAGACTGGGACAGCGTCTTCGCTAACGCCCAGGACGAAGGTCTGACCCTACCACAGAATGCCGTTGAGTTCTGTCTCGAAAGTGACGTTGGTCCTCGCATCGCCTATCACCTGGCCAAGAACCCCGATGAATACGATAAGTTCATCGCAATGTCGCCGGCCCGTCAGATGGCATACCTTGGCAAGCTGGAGGATCGTGTGGCTAAGCCAGCCCAACCCGTGGTCAAGAAGGTCACGCAGGCACCGGCTAAGCTCACAGAAGTAAAGGGTGGTGCCGCCAAGACCACACCAACCGGCATGGAGAGATTTCAATCTAAACAGGCCTGGAGGGAGTGGAGGGAAGCACAACGAGGTAAACGCTAATGGACTACCAAAGGCATTACGACCTCCTTATGGATCGGGCACGTAAGCGAAAGCTAGAGTGCTACACAGAAGGACATCACGTAATACCTGAATGTCTTGGCGGGCCTGATGAGAAGTGGAATATTGTAAGACTGACACCTGAAGAGCACTACATTGTCCATCAGCTGCTTGTCAAACTTAATCCAGGTCACATCGGTTTGGCATTTGCCGCAGATCAGATGGGCTCTCGCGGGTCCAATAAGAGATACGGTTGGGTGCGAAGAGCCTGCGCAGAGGCAATGTCTAAGAAGCAGAAAGGTGTGAAGAAGGGGCCATACAGCGCCCAACATCGCGCCAATATCTCGAAAGGACAGCTTGGAAACAAGCGACAACCCTTAACTGAGGAACACAAAGAAGTACTAAGAGCGAAGACTGCGGAATACAACAGGAACCGACGTAAATATGTCGGTCCTAATGGTGAAACCAAATTCTTCAAACTTGGAACACAACCCAATGGCTGGGTGCCTACAATTAGAAGCAAGGCATCAAGTAACGTTCATAGGAGCCCATAATGAGCAATGATCTACTCGTAATTGGGGACATGGCACAAGAAGCCGAGATGTCCCTCTCCAACGCACTCGGTTTCACCAAGACCGTGAACCGTTCGTATGATGACCGCTTTGGTCGCACCGGTGCCAAGATCGGTGCAATCGCCAACGCTCGTCTGCCTGCGCAGTTCCGCTTCAGCGATGGTCTGGACATCGACGTCCAGGCCCTCAACGACGCCTACCGCCCGGTTGTTCTGAACAAGAACTACCAGCGTTCGTGGTCCATGGACCGCACCGAAGCCTACCTGAGCATCGATGAGATGGCCTCGCGCTACATCCGTCCAGCCATGCTCTCGATGGCCGCTGAAATCGACCGTGATGGTCGCGCCATCGCCAACAAGTACACCGCCAACACGGTTGGAACGGTTGGTACGAGCTACTCCAGCCGCGACACCTACGCCGATCTCCTGATCGGTGCTCGTGAGAAGATCGTTGAGAACCTCGGCCCAACGGACGAGACCTTCTACATGGTCGCCAACAGCAAGTTCGTCGGTGACGGCTTCAAGTACTTCGGTCTCACCACCTTCAACCCACAGGGCGTGATGGGTGACGCGGTCACCTCCGGTAAGATCGGTACAAGCGAAATCGCTGGCTTCAAGATCATGGAGCAGCAGTCCCTCGCCACCTACAGCACCGGCACCCACGGTGGTACGCCTGCCGTCAACGGTGCTAACCAGTCTGGTTCGACCCTGAACACCGACGGTTGGTCCGTCGGCACCACGCTGGATGTTGGCACCGTCTTCACGGTTGCAAACGTCTTCGCGGTGAACCCACAGACGAAGGAAAGCACCGGTGTTCTGCAGCAGTTCGTTGTGACCGCCAAGAACGCCGCTGGTGCCACCCAGGCCCTGCAGATCGAGCCGGCAATCGTCCCAAGCGGTGAGCGTCAGAACGTCACTGGTTCGCCAGCTGACAACGCCCTGCTCACGGTGGTCGGTGCATCTGGTGTCACTGGTCAGAAGTTCGCTCTTGGCTACCACCCACTCGCCTTCACGTTCGCCTGCGCTGACGTGACCGGTGCTGAAGGTGACCCAACCGGCGCAATCGCAGAAGGAACTGCTTCACAGCGTATCGTTCTGGAGGACCTCGGTCTCTCGATGACGATGACCTCGGCATTCGACATCCGCTCGAACAAGATCCTCGTCCGTTGCGACCTGCTCGGTGGCTGGGCTCCGATCTACCCACAGCTGGCGGTCAAGGCCTTCCACTGATGAATGAATGGGGAGCTAACCCCTCCCCTTCTATCACCCTTCTTTCGTAAAGGAAACACATCATGAGCACAATCGCAGGCGGAACTCAAGCTTCCACTCCTTCTACCGTTGAAACCTCGCAGGTCCAATTCGTTGGTCCAGAGGTTCTGGTGGCCAATGCTGACGGCAAGGTCGGCTTCTTCGGCGTAACCCCAGTCGCACAGATCACCTCTGCTAGCGTCACGGACTACGCCACGCTCAAGGCTGCTCTTCAGTCCATCGGTCTGATCGGCGCCTAAGCACTCCTTGTGTAGATAAGGGACCGCCTCGTCGGGAGACGTCGCGGTCCCTCTTCACATAAATACAACCTGGGTGTAGAGGAGCACAGATGACTACAATCCGACAGCTTATCACTGGAGCAATGAGGCTCAACCGCCTTATCGCGACCAATGAGACCCCAACGGATGATGAGATGCGTGTGGCACAGCAGTCTCTGGCTGGGCTCATTGACAGCCTCCAGACGGATCTGCTGAACATCTACACGACCTCTCCACATAGGTTTCTCCTGACTCCAGGTCAAGGGGAATACACCCTTGGTCCAGCCGTTGACAATGGTGAGCTCACCGGAGCGGACTGGATCCTTCCTCGACCTGTGCGCATCGAGCAAGCCAAGCTGCTGCTGTATCCACAGATCACTTATCCATCACCTGGCTGCAACCTGGTCTCCTCACAGGAGGACGCGAACGTCTTTGAGCTGTGGCACTTCGATGAGGGCATTGGCGCAACCAGCACCACGGCTGCGGTTTGGGTCTACGAGGATGACAGTCAACGCACGCTGAACTTTGTGGGTGACCCTCCTACCTGGTCCCTTCAGAACGGCTGCTGTGACACCGGTCTCTTCCTGGGCAACGAGAACACCCTTACTGAGCACACGCTGTCACCTAACGCAGGCGGTGGCTTCATTGGCCCATCTCTATCCCTACCAGACGGCTACACCATTGAGTTCTCGCTCTTCAACAACGGGGCAACGGACCCTGACCCATATGACTACGTCGAGGTCTTCAGGCACGACGCAATCACCTATGGAGACGGAGACGGCGTTGTCACCATCCGCGGCTTCAAGGGGAACCAGAACCTTTACATCGTCTATGGCGGTGACATTGACTCCGGCACCCTGGTTACCATTCCTCTTGAGGTTAACGCCTGCACCGCCATCTGCATTGAAGGCGCAACCGGCGGCTCCCTCAGCATCTACTCCAATGGAACTCGTGTCCTGAACATTCCAATGGACAACAACGACTTCTGGAGCACCTACGGCGGTATTGTCAACACCGGAGGCTTCGTCGTGTTCAGCAATGTTGGTGCCTTTGCAAGCCAGCTCATCATCGACGAGTATCGCCGCAGCAACGTCGTCCGCTACAACTCAGCAACCTACGAGTACCAGCTATGAAGACCACCATCCGCGAACTCATCACTGGTGCTCTTCGACTGAACCGGCTCATTGCGGCAAATGAGACACCAACTGACGATGAGACGCGGCTGGCTAAGGAGGCACTTGGCTCGTTGATTGACAGCATGCAGACGGACTTGCTGAACATCTACAAGACAACTCCGCGTCGATTCATCCTGACGCCGAACAAGCAAGGCTACACGCTTGGGCCTGCGGTGGTCAATGGTGAAGCGACGGGTGTTGATTGGGTTCTACCTCGACCGGTGCGAGTAGAACGCGCTGTCCTTCTGCAGAACCCCAATGTGACGTACCCGGAATAAGGAGCTACCATGGCTGTATCATTCAGCACCAACGCGACTTCAGGCACCGTGCCCTTTACCCTCGAGGTAACGGACACCAGCTCGCCAGCAAGCGCCTACAACAACTGGGACTTTGGTGATCCATCCAGCGGCGACCTCAACGTCACCTCAGGTGGCACCGCGACCCACATCTACGGAACTCCTGGGGACTACACGGTCACCCTGAGCACCGACGCAGGCACCACAACGGTGGTCATCACTGTTTCTCCGCAATATGAGATCACCTACGGTCCTCAGACGCTGTTCATCCCCATCCGTCAGATCGACGACGATGACTTCAGCAGCATCGGTCTTCGCGGTCTTTCGAGCACCTACCCGCAGTACTGGTACGACAACGGGAACTACCCTCTGCGCACCATCTCCCTGTGGCCCGTCCCCGCTCAGGCCTTTGCAATTGAGCTGTGGTGCTGGGAGCCCATCACCCAAGAGACGGACCTCGATGCGGAGTTGAACCTTCCACCTGGCTACGAGCGCTACCTGCGCTACAAGCTCGCGGTTGAAATCGCGCCTGAGTTTGGTGTTGAAGTTGCTCCAGCGGTTGTCGCTTCCCTCCAGGAAGCCGAGAACAACATCAAGCGCCTCAATCAACAGACCCCGAAGGCCCACCCATCGGCGCACTACCAATCAACCAGCAACGGGTCAGGTGTGCCGGCCATTGACATCGTTGGCTTCCAGTCCGGTCGCTGGATGCTGCCTGGAGGTCGTTGATGGAACGTCTCAATAAGGTGAGCTTCAATTTCGTAGGCCCGGCCTACGAGGCGCGGTCCAAGACCTTTGACAGCGCCCGCACCGTCAACATGTACCCTGAGCTCGCGAATCAACCGGGCAAGAACGGTGAGGTCGGTGCTCTGTACTCCTGTGTGGGTCTTCGCAATGTCCAGACCATCGGCACCGGACCAATTCGAGGCAGCCATGTCACGGCCTCAGGAGATGTTGGCTTCATCGTCTCAGGCAACGAGGTCTATCTCATCACCTCCGCTGAGGGCACCGCGGTTGCAGTCACAGGGAACCTGCTGACCTCCGCTGGTCAGGTCTCCATGGCAGACAACGGCATTCATCTGATGATCGTCGATGGACAGTATGGCTACACCATTGACCTCGCAGATCCAACACCCACGCTCACCCAGATCGTGGACGACAACTTCTACCCAGCGGACACGGTGGACTACCTTGGTGGCTACTTCATCCTGGACAAGAAGGGGTCCTCGTTCTTCTTCTTTAGTGAGATCGACAGCATTGACTTTCCTCCACTGAACGAGGCATCCGCCCTGGCCTCAACGGACAACGTCGTTGCGGTGAAGGTCCTGAACAACCAGCTCTTCGTCTTTGGCACCCGCACAATTGAGGTCTGGACCCAAACAGGTGCAACCGCGGCAGCTCCATTTGACCGTCAGACCGCCTTCAACACCGGTATTGGTGCAACCTTCAGTCTCGCGCTGCTGGCCAACACCGTGCTGTGGCTGGGTAAGAACGAGCAGGGTGATGGCATCGTCCTCTCGATGGAGAACAACTCTCCAACCCGTGTGAGCAACCACGCAATTGAGCACCTTCTTCAGAAGCAGGGTGACCTCTCCTCCTGCGTGGCCTATGGCTATCAGTTCGAGGGCCACTACTTCTACGTGCTCAATGTGCCCAACGCCAACACAACGTATGTGTATGACCTTGCCACCCAGATGTGGCATGAGCGCCAGAGCACCCATCCAGATGGCAGCCAACGCAGGCACTACGGCCAGACGCACATGTTCCTCAACGGCGAGCACATCATTGGGGATTACCGCAATGGGAACCTCTACGTCTATGACCTGAACACCTTCGAGGACGATGGCTTCCTGCTTCGTCGGATGCGCCAATGCCCACCTCTTGCCAGCGGCGTCCAGTTCTTCACGGTGAGCGCACTTGAGATTGACGTCCAGTCAGGTGTTGGTTCCCTTACCCAGAACCCAAGGGTCGTCCTTCAGATCTCGAAGGACGGAGGCTTCACCTGGGGTAACCCAATCTACGCCTCCCTTGGTAAGCAAGGCGAGTACCGTTGGCGCTGCCGCTGGCGTCGACTGGGCTACGGCAGGGAGTTCGTTTACCGCATCTGGTGCGATGATCCAAACAACGTGGTCTTCCTGTCCGCCTGGATGAACGCACAGGTAGGGAGCGTATGAGCAACATCATTCATCACTTCAATGGAGGTCTCTACACCAAGGAAATGCACCTTGAGGCTGGAGACACCATTATCAAGCACACCCATGACTACGATCACCAATCCATCCTGGTTTCAGGAGAGGTTGTTCTAAGTGTTGGCGGTGAGCTACAGGTGCTGTCCGCGCCTGCCGTAATAAATATCAAGGCAAACGTCGAGCACGAAGCACGAGCCTTGACCCCAGTTGTCTGGCTCTGCCAGCACATCACAAACTGCACCGACCCAGATGAGGTCGACGACGTCCTCATCGGACAAGGAGAAGCATAATGCCAGCAATGATCATTGGAGGGGGCCTCTCGCTGCTTGGCGGTCTTATGGGCTCCTCGTCCGCAAAGCGCGCCGCACGCGAACAAGCTCGAGCACAGATGGAGGCTGCTCGAATTCAGCAGGAAGCCATCAACAAGCAGATCGGAGCGCAGGTCACCGGCACTCAAGCTGGTCTGGACGTCATGTCTGGTCAGCGGATGGCTGGCGAAACCGCCCTTGCTGCCCTGATGTCTGGTCTTGGTCTTGGCCCCTACCAAGCTCAAGGCACGCAGCAGGTTGGTGGAGGCTTCCTGGACAAGCAAGGCAACGCTTACACCGGCGAGACCTTCACGAATGACAAGGGGCAGACGGTTGACGCTCAAGGCAATGTCCTTCAGACAGCTCCAGGCTTCACCATCAAGGGCATCACACAGGAGCAAGCCGACGCCGCCGCTTCACCGTATGCTGGCACCTTCCTCGAGAAGTTCACCTACAACGACCTCACCGCGGATCCTTCGTATCAGTTTCGCCTGAATGAAGGTCGTCGGAACCTCGAAGCCAGTCTCGCCGCTCGTGGTAACCGCCTAGGCAGCCAGTCCCTCAAGGACATCACGAACTACGGTCAAGAAGCAGCCGCTCAGGAATACCAATCCGCCTTCCAGCGCTTCCAGACGGAGAAGCAGCGCCGGCTGCAGCAGCTCCAGGCAGCCCTTGGCTTCACAGGAGCAACCGGTCAAGCCGCAGGTCAACTCCAAGGTGCCGGTCAGCAGATCGGACAGGGGTACGCTCAACAAGGCCAGGTCATGGGTCAAGGCGTCTCAAATGCTGGTAACGCGATGGCAGGTGGCATCGTTGGTAGCACGAACGCTCTCGTTGGTGGTCTGCAGGGTGTGGGCAGTGCCTACCTTGCCAACCAATCGATGAACAACCAGATGAACCTGTTCAACCAATACATGAACCGCCCAAGTGGCGGAATGACCACCACAGTGCCAACCGGCGGTAGCAGCTGGAGCCTTCTGAGCGGTGGTGTCCCGAAGCTTGGTGGAACAGGACCATAAGGAGAGATTGATGGAACCCATCGCACTACAGGTAAAGGCCCCGCAGTTTGACGCACTTGGTGCCGTCAAGCAAGGTATGGAGCTGGCCAATCTTGGCATTCAGCCTCTTCGTCTTGCACAGGAGCTGCGACAGGCCCAGATTGATGAGCAGGAAGCGGCTCGTGCCCTTGAGATGAAGCGCTACGAGGACACCGCCCGTAAGACGGCAGGTGAGGTCCTACGTCGTCACACCAAGGACGGAAAGACGGATCATAAGGCCGCACTTTCTGAGATGCGCACCCTTGGTCTGGATCCAAAGTTCACCGAGGAGCTCGAGACCAAGGTGCTCGCGAACCAGGCAACTCAGCTTAAGACTGGCACGGATGCCTTGAACACGCTGACTGAATACACCAACGGGGCGCTGCTTGCCTCGCGTGGTATGAACCCGCAGCAGCGTGCTGGCTTCCTCCAGTCTCGGATGACGATGGCTTCACGTCAGCTCGGCATCCCAATGGAGCTCATTCAGGACCACTTCGGTAAGACGATCGGCCTCGATGAACCAGGCCTGTCTCCACAACAGGTCGAAGCTCGGATCTCAGCCTACACCGACGCAATCAGCATCACCCCACAGGAGGAGCGTGAGCTTCGTGGTCGTGGTCTTGGTCCTCAGGCCTTCCAAGCTGGCAGTGAGCAAACACAAGCACTCAAGGCGTGGCTTGCCTCCCGTGGTATTCAGCTGCCGGCTAGTATGGACTACGCGACGGCCAAGAACGACCCACGCTTTGCAACTCAGATTGCTGCCTACGAGAAGGAAGTCACCGGTGCAATTCCAGGTGAAGGAACTCGTGTTGCAGGCATTGAGGCAGCTGCCGAAGCACAGGCTGCACGCGGCGTCTATCAAGATGCTCTGTCGCTACGCGGTAAGTACAACCGCGCCATCACTCGCGCTGGTACAACCCTGCAGGACCTATTTGAGCGCTTCGTGACCCAAACTGCTGAGCGTGCTCGAATTCAGGGGGCAATCGACGACTACAACGTCCGTAATCCCAATGCGCAGATCACCCTTCGTGACGGCGCCCAAGCTGTGTTTGCCCGTCTCGCGCAGCAGGACACGAAGCTTCGCGCTCTTCAGGAGTCCGGTGCAGCAATTGGCGCCACGGGTAACCTCCGTCAGACGGCTGAAGGTAAGGTCACCCCTGAGCAGCAGCGCGCCCGTGACAGTGAAGCGGTCACGATCCTACAGAGCGAGTATGACGCCAAGGTCGACGCGCTCAAGAAGATGCCCAACAACCGTCGCCTTGAAGCGGATGTGGATGCACTTGCTCGTGAACTGAAGGCAAAGGGCGTTTCGGTTCCTCTCGGTGCAGACGTCCTCCGTGGTGCCAAGAGGGAAGAGCCAAAGAACGCAGTTCCTAAGGGACAGGTGATGATCCGCTTCAAGAACTCAGGTCGTGAGCGAGCAGTTCCTGAGGCGAACGCGTGGCGGCTCATCAAGGCTGGCCGCGCCGAAAGGATCTAACAAATGGCACTCCGCGATCTCATCAACGAAATCAAGCAGGGAGCGATGCCCTTCGTCCGTGGGGTAGGTACTGGTGCAACACTAGGTGCCA